AACAGTTGTTCGTTCACTTCTTTACTTGTCGGTGCATGTCCTTCTCGTTCTTTATTTGTCGTAACAAAATGAACTTAGTCGGTCATGGGTCCTCCAGGAGTCCCGTAAGACCGGGGGAGGGGTCTCGCAAAGTTGGACCCCCCTCTGCATCGCCTGGCCACCAAAAATAGCCCCGGAGGGACTTTCCGGGGGAAGTTTCCGATCTTAAGTGGCTGGGAAGCCCACAAGATCACCTACAAAGCCCTAGAAAGGCATCCTAATGTCGTTCCGCCTCAAGGCTCTCGCCCTCCCCCTGGCCGTTGCTGCTGCCTTCCTGTCGGCTCCATATGCCAGCGCCACCACCACGGGCGTTCCTTACGTCGAGGTGAACTGTCGTGCCCCGTACACCGATTCGAATGGTGTGACTGACACTCCGTGCATCGGCTTCAACACGAACTACAACATCCAGGGCGAGGCTGACGTCACCACCAACGGTCACGCTGTCACGGCCTGCAAGGCTCAGCTGATCCACGTCGTCGGCAACATCGTTGAAGGCACTGTCACTTCGACGTACGTTTCTGGTGGACACTGCACTGCTCAGGGTCAGTGGGCGAACATGCCGAATGCGAACGACGAGTATGTGATCCGGGGCTTCTACCAGATGGGTGGAGTCTGGTATGGCCAGCCTGAGTCTCCCGCCTTCTACTGGGCACGCTGACTTGTTGTTCCATCTGTTCTAAAGCCTGTGGAAAGGAGTTGTAAATCATGGCTAATTCTGATGGGCAACCACGTCCAAGGCGAAGCAGACCAGCTACAACTCCCGAGGGTCGAGAGAACCAGCTTGTCTCACTTGCTTACGACTTAGTTGAGAAAAGAATCCGCCAAGGTACGGCGACCTCTCAAGAAGTGACGCACTTTCTTAAGCTCGGGTCGACTAGAGAGGTCCTCGAGCAAGAACGTCTTCGTCACGAGAACGAACTTACTGCCGCTCGAATTGCCAATCTAGAAAGCGCCGCTCGAGTAGAGGAGCTCTACAGTGAAGCCATAGCATCGATGCGTAGGTACTCAGGTCAAGAGCCGGAAGAGTACGAAGATTATGGGACTTAGAACCTACTCTGAACTTAGACGATGCGAAACGCTAGAAGAGCGGTACCGTTACCTAGCGATTCGTGGAATAGTTGGCGAAGCAACGTTCGGATTCGATCGTTACTTGAACCAACAGTTCTACAAGTCCGCCGAGTGGAGGCAGATTCGAAACCACGTCATCTCTCGAGACAATGGCTGTGACTTAGGCGTCGCCGGTTACGAAATTCACGACCGCATCTACATTCATCACATGAATCCGATGGTGGTCGAAGAGATCGTAACCGGCGACTCGAGTATTCTCGACCCCGAATTTCTCATCGCGGTGACTCAAAGAACGCACAACGCCATACACTATGGCGACGAAAGCTTGCTATCTCGACCCCTTGTTGAACGTAGACCAGGCGACACAAAACTGTGGTGATGAAAGGCGTGATGATGGATTTCAGCGAAGCGCTTAAAGCCGTCAAGGATGGACACCGTATCAAACGATCGGGCTGGAATGGTAGTGATATGTTCGTTGTTAAGCAGGATGGCTATCCTAACGGAGTCCCCATCAACGCTAACACCGCAAATGTCACTGGATTTCCTGTAGGACAAGTTCATGTCTTTCGTCCTTATCTGACGATGTATACTGCACAAAAAGACTTTGTTCCTTGGGTCGCTTCGCAAACAGATCTTCTCGCTGAAGATTGGGAAGTGCTCGAAAAGATTTAGGAGTAGAGATGACCACCATCAATTACGACCTTCCAATCGAAGATCTCATCGATGCGCTCAGCGCCACTAAGCACGTGACGCATGAATCCTTCGCGAAGACTTCGGTCACTCTCCACCACAATGGTGGTGTTGGGAATTCCCACGAAGACGTTCTGAACACCTGGAAGACTCGAGCGGCTTCTGCTCATTTCGACGTCGACACCAGTGGGATGATCGCTCAATACGTCAAGGTCGATGAGTACGCTTGGGCAACCGGCGACACCACGGGCAACCAGCATTCGATCAGCATCGAGATGGCCGATTTCACCGGCGATCCGAACTGGGAGATCTCCGATGTCACTTGGAAGGCTGCCGCTCGCCTCGCTGCGTGGCTCTTCGTTCACCACATCGGTGTTCGCCCCGATCTCTCGAACATTTTCCCTCATCAGCATTGGGTTTCGACTGACTGTCCCGGTCCTTGGGTCATGCACAACTTCTCTTCGATTGTTGCGGAGGTCCAGGCGCAGTACGATCACTTTCTTGGCTCTTCGACGCCTGCGCCGACTCCAGCTCCTCAGAAGTCTCTCCAGGACGTGGCCCGCGAGGTGATCAACGGACAGTGGGGTAACGGTCCCGATCGAGTTGCGAAGCTGACGGCTGCTGGTTATGACGCCAACGCTGTTCAGGCCGAAGTCAATCGGGAACTCGCAGCTTCTGCTCCGCCCCCTCCTCGCCCTATCCCCACGCCTCCCCCGCCGAAGCCCACTGTCGGTAACGCTCCTCCGATCTCTCTGCACATTCTTCAGATGTGTGCTCATGAGGACCCCGCAAAGCCGCAGGGACAGACCACCAACTCCAATCAGGTGATCTGGGTTCAGAAGGCTTTGGTTCTGGAGGGTCTTCTCTCTGACTCTGACTCTCGTTGGGGTCGCGGATCGTTTGGCAGCATGACAGTTGCCGCCTACAAGTCCTGGCAGAATCGTCTTGGCTATGTCGGAGCGGATGCAGACGGTATTCCAGGCCAGGCTTCGCTGTCCAGGCTTGGAGCCAAGTGGGGCTTCCACGTCGTTGCCTGACATACATCATTGAAAGGAGGCGTCCCACGTGACTAGCAGTATTCTTAACGATGTTAAGAAGATTATCGGAATGGATGCGAGTTATACCGCATTCGATACCGACGTGATCATCCACATCAACACGGTATTCGTGATCTTGAAGGGTCTGGGTATCGGACCTACAACTGGTTTCCAAATCACGGGCAATACCGAAACGTGGGACGCCTTCACTGGTACTGATCTCGATCTGAACGCGGTAAAGACTTATATCGCGCTTCGAGTTCAGATGATCTTTGATCCTCCTTCCACGTCTTTCGTCATCGAAGCTCGAAACAAAGTCATTCAAGAACTCGAAATTCGAATGAGCATTACAAGGGAAGGAGAATCGTGGACCGATCCAAATCCTCCACCGGTGCCAGCGTTTCCGGCGGAAGACAACTGGTGGGAATGGTTCTAGAAAACCACGGCGCCGAATCCGTGCCAGACTTTATGGCTCATCACGGCGTCAAAGGTATGAAGTGGGGCGTTCGAAAGGACGGCGGCCACGAGGGTGAGCAGGCGACAACCAAAAAGATCGCTAAGCTCGACAAGAGGTTTGAGAAGCACGCCAACAACCCTTATACGTACATAGCCGTTCATAATTATGCGGCTAAAGAATTGAACACGCACGAGTTGCATCGAATCAACAACAAGAAGCAGTACAAGGATGTCGACCTCACGAAGAATCCTGAGCTGCAGGCTAAGTACAATCACGAAGTCCAAACTGCCTATCTGAAGCATCTTCATGCAGGTGTTGAAAAGTTGGGCACTAATGCTTCTGGTACTAAGAAGTATGCGGTCGAGAACAATAAGCAGGGAAATTGGCGTGTTGTAAGCGTCGATGTCGCACATGCTGAAACCTCATACACGGTTTCCCTTAAATGCGGACCTAAGGGTCACATTCTTTCGCTCGACAATATTGACGACGCGATGCAGCAAAGCATGAATTTGGATGATTTTCTCGCTCATCACGGCGTCAAAGGTATGCGATGGGGAGTTCGAAAGAGCGAATCTTCTGGTTCTTCCGTCTCCTCGAATGCGCACGCCTCTCAAGACCATATCGAGGTCGAAGCTCATCGAGCCAGGGCCAAGCAGCATGGTGTGAAGGCTCTCTCGAATGACGATCTTCAGAAGGTTCTGACTCGTCTCGATTTGGAACAGCGTCTGAAGACCCACGGAGAAAAGAGCTCTAAGACCACTTCCTTCGACAAGGGACACAATCACATCAAGCGGATTATTTCCGTCGGAAAGACGATCAACGACATTCACAACACTGTGAATGGTCCCGTTGGTAAGGCGGTCAAGACCGCGTACAAGGCTAAGAAGGTTGTAGGATAGAAAGGAGGGGCGATGGCTCTATCAAACACGGCGACTCCAACGTACTACGGTCAGTTTCGTGATGCGGTAGTTCGGGGCGAGATACCAGTTAACCGAGAAATTTCCATGGAGATGAATCGGATAGATGCGCTAATCGCCAACCCTAACATCTATTACGACGACAAAGCCGTTGAAGGTTTCATCCTTTACTGCGATGCTGAACTGACGCTTACCGATGGTTCTGATCTCCACTTGCTGGACTCGTTCAAGCTATGGGCCGAGCAGATTTTCGGTTGGTATTACT